CGCTACGCCCACTGGCGGGATGTTGTCCACGGCAGGAAATAGCGATGTACCGCCGCCACCGCCGACCCAGGCCCCGTCGGTGTTGTCGGAGATAGGCCGTAGGAGGATGGCTTGGCCTGCCCCCAAGTAAGCGCTAGAGTCACTTGCGATTGTATCATCAAAGTATATATTGCATGTTGGGAATGTCGCTATACCTCCTACGCCTATCTGCAGAGTATTAAATACTGAAGTGGGTACCGTAGATGTCGCTTCGGACGCCCACTCTACAGAATCCACCTTGACTCGCATTCCCACGCCGCCAACATTCCACCCGTTATCCCATTCAATTAAATGCCACTGGTTGTCGGCAGTTAAAAGATTGGTGCTTGTTGCGGTCACAGTACCATCTGACACTCGTAAAGCACCGGTGGATAATAGGATTATCCTCTGTTTATAATTTGCACCGTCAAGTATCGCTAGTATTATAGAATCAGTATCCACCATCGTCGCAATCCGCATATACATGCGAGCTGAGCGAAACAGATTCCTCTCCGCGCCGCCTGCCGCCAATGACCGAACCCTCACAAAGCCATCGGTGGCTGTAGGATTTACTTGCAGCGCGAAAGCTCCGGTTCTGACCGTTGTTCCCTGAATACTTGGAAATCCGCCAATAACAGGAAATTCTCCTAGGCTCCCCATCTCAAAGCCGGTGATGTAGGTGTGCGCCCCCCATGCAGGCAAACAGAGAAGCAACAGCGCCAGCAGTTTCACCGCCGAACCTCCAGATCCCCGGCCATGTCGTCCGCCAGCGCCTTGGCGTAGCCGTTGTCGGTCTCGCCTATAACGTAGAGCACCTTCCGTAGATCCGGCCTGTAGAGCGGCCCCGTCACTTCCAGCCGCCGCATGTCGGGATCATCACCGTTACCCCTACAGATGACGTGCGCCTCCTTGGCCTTGTCCGCATCCTTGACGCCTGCCTGCCATAGACGCTCCGCAAGTTTGCGAATCGTCGGAGCGATCCTGGCATCTCTCCTACCTTGATCTACGGCCTTGCGGATCTGGAGCATGTCCGCGCCGTTGTAGCAAATAGCGAAGGCGAAAACCCAAGCGAGATACCGCATCGTTCTCATGCCGGTGGCCACGGTTGCTGACCTCCACTCGGTCTTGCAATATCGTCCGCAATCGCCAACATGTAGGAAGCACCGGGGATGCGCGTCCCCACAGCCCGCAAGAGATCAATGAGCTGTTGAATATTAACTTGCGGGTGGCTGACTACTACGACCCGTGTGTCGGGATCGCCCGACTGCCATTCCAAAGGAGCAACCGGGGCGGTGGACCAGGCATTCAGGCCCGCGTTCCAATGACGGTTGGCAACCTGACGCTCTTGATTTGTAAGCCGCGCATCAGTCAGGCTCGTTTGTACGTTGGCGGCGATTGCCGTCAGGTCTTGGTGGTTGTATAGAATCCCGTAGGTTGCCATGTTCAATCCCTCCCACTAGCCGATAGAATCCGTTTCATCGCCATCCTACTTTCTGCGAATTGCAAACACAACTCTCTTGAGCCGACACCTTTCATACTCGTCCTTCGGCGTTTTCTCCGAAGGGCCTAGCCCGATTACGCCGTCTTCTTGCCCGCCACAATCTCGGCTACAGCCGCGGCCACCGCCCCGGCAATCGCATCCTTGAACGTATTCTGCCGCAGAATCTCGCTTACGATGTGACTCTGCTCATCGACGTTCCAAATACGGTCAGTGGCGATGTCGCTATGCGCGCTGGTCTGCTTGCTCGCATCTGCATAATGGGACGCAAACATCGTATCGAGCTGCTTGGCCGCGTTCACCGCGTTTTGTAGGTGCTGAGTCGTTACGGCGTTGAGCGTCGCCAGTTCCTTCTGCGCCTGATTGGCCGCGTTCTGGAACAACCCCTGATTAAGAGCGAGCTGGGTGAAGTGAGTGAGCTGGCAGGTATCCGACAGCCACTTCAAGTTGTTGAACAACGTCCCGGCGTGGTCCGGCCCAGCCGAGTGCAGTCTCGCTGTTTTGCCCGCCGCCGCCGCCTGGATCGCCTCGGCGGAGAATGTCTCCGCCTGCTCGACCTGTGAGGCCGCGACTCCGGACGCGACTTGCTCAGATGTCTTCTGCGTCAAGTCGGCGATGAGAGTGTTGGCGGTTTGTACCGCCTGTTGAACCGTCTGGGAAGCCCCCTGGGCTGCCGCAACGGCTTGAGTGAGTTGGGCTACAATCTGCGCAATTTGATCGACAGTCAGTCCTGCTTGCACCTCAGCCATGTTTCATCCCTCCTTCGTCGATTTTACCACACGTTGCTGTACGGAAAATAGTCATTGGCGAGAATTGGGCTCATCTTAATCCACAACGAACTTTACCGCCACCGTGATCCGCTTCGCCGTCCCGCCTGCCGTGATCATCAGGTAGTCGATCCGCTCGGTGTTTGCCACGTTGTCCTCGTTCGTGTCGATCGTTCCCGTCGCTCCCGAGGTCGAGCATGTCAGGTTCGATGACAAGATGTTCGCCGGGCTGCCATCGTCGCGCTGTAAGTTGATGATCGGGCTGCCCGCGTCTGATTCGCACTGAACCTCTGTGATCGTGATCCCCTGTCCGAGTCTGTTCATGTAAATCGTCGCTTGATCGTCACCGTCAACGATAACCGCACCGTTGTCGGCCCCGACTATGAACATGATCTGGCGCGTGCGGTCCACGGCGGGGAGGTCGCCGTGGACGATGGCGGCGGAGATGAAGTTCGTCCCGTCGCCCCGTAGGTAGTTCCCAGTGGTAGCCGCGCCCCCAACCCTCAACCCCGTCGTCACATTCACGATCGAGCTGAATTGGAAAATCTCGGAGGCATCGACCGAGAAGGTTATATCGGTTCCGGCGGGCGAGGCTTCCCATCCGATGATGGCGGCGTTCTGTAGACGGAAGTATCCGGCGTCCGCCACATCCCCATCTTGTAAAAGAGATGTAGTGATCGTCGGCGAGGTCCCGAAGACCAAAGCGCCAGAGCCGACTTCGTCGCTGATGACCCCAAGTAACTGCAATGAGGTGGTGGCGGCAAAGAATGAAAGGTTGTCAGTCGCGTTGGGAACGGCATTACCGCTCTCCGTGAGGGTGACAGCATTGAAGGTGCCCGAGGCCTGCATCACTTCGGAGGTATCCACGGTGAGGGTGATGTCGGTCCCGGCGGGGGAGGCTTCCCATCCGATGGTGGCGGCATTCTGTAACCGCAGGTACCCGGCATCGGCTGCGTCGCCGTCCTGGGATAGCGAGGTTGTGATGGTAGGGGAAGTTCCGAAGACTGCCACTCCTGTGCCGGTCTCATCATTCAAAACACCCAACAAGTCCGCTGAGGTAGAAGCCGCGAGATGGGAGATCCCCGCATCATAGGTCCAGTTTCCAGCCGTGATCCGAGGCACCCCAGTCGTACCGCTGGTGTCATCGCCCGTGCAACCCCGAGCAGCTTCACATTGCCCGGCGGCCCAAAAGGATGTAGCGCTGTCGCCCAGCGTCGCGGTAATCGACCCGGTTCCCTCAGCCGTGAGCGCCCCGGTCTGGCTGACCGTGATCCCGTTCGTCCCGTCGCCCGCCCGAAATACCGTCACCTGCGCATCCGCCGCCCGAACATCGAGCAGCGTACCGGCAGTGGGATTCCCGGTCTGCTGCCGGATTAAGAATTGCTGACTCGCCCCAAACGCCGATTCAAACGAGAACGTGACCGTCTCGGCAGTATTGTTTGAGGTGTAGGATGTGGCGGTATCGGCGGAATTCACCAAACTTTCCCATGCGGGAGTCCCTCCACTCACGTCCGCCGAGCAGGCAACGACGCCAAGAGCCGATACGGCGCTCACCTTGTCGCTGCCCGAGCAAGTCAGTGGCTGCACCGCCACGCTGTTCGCATTGGGCAGGGTAAAGGTACGAGCCAGAGTCGGGTCAGTCACCACAATCGTGGTGTAGACATTGTCATCGGTTGTGCCCTCGAACTGGATAGGCGATCCGCCCAATAGTTCTTTCCCCGACAGGGCAAGTTGCGCAGCCAGCGATATAACCGGAGTTTGTCCCCCGGTCGAACCGATTTCACTGGCGGTGCCGGACACAGAATCGACGGAGTTGTTGAAGGTCGTCCAGTCCGCCGACAACAGCGCCCCACGAACGGTCGCCGACGCCGACGGGAGGTTGAACGTAACCGAGTTGGCCGCGTGGGCAATGGCAAAGTCGGTTCCAGTAGTGCCCGTCGCCAAGCTCTTGTGCTCGATCGCCGTGGCCCCGGCGTTGGTTCCGAGAACTTGGTTGGCGGTCCCGAACGGGAGTTGCGCCAAGGTCGCCGAACCTGAGAGGTTTGAGAACGCAGGTTGCGCCTTGCTGATGACCCCGAGCGTCGAGATGGCCGTTAAGAATTGATTCGCGGCTCCGGCGTCGGGCTGAACGGCGACGCTATCGGCGTTCGGAAGCGTGAACGTCCGCGCCAGCGTAGGGTCGGTCACGACGACGGTGACGTACACATTATCGTTGGTCGTGCCCTCCATCCGAAACGGGCTTCCACCGAGGAATTCCTTTCCCGAAACGTCGAGCGACGCGGACAACGAGAGCACGGGAGCAACGCCCGCTCCGCTTGAAGTAATCTCATTGGCGGTTCCCTGGACGTTGATCTCGGCGTCACGGGCGATTGCCGCCGGTACGTCGCCGTCCACAATCGCTGCCCACGCTGGAAGGGCACTCACCGCCCCCGTACCCGTCTGGGTCAAAAACTGTTTGGCGGTGGTCGTATTGCCAGCCACTCGCTGCCACGCCGGCGTCACGTTCCCCGCCAGAATATCCCCCAGAACCGCGCTCGCCGCAGCCGTGTCGGTGTGTGTCGCCGAGAGCAGATTATGCGCCGCCGTCGTGTCCACGTCCGCCGAACAGGTGATGACCCCGAGGGTCGAAACCCCACTTACCTTGTCCGTCCCGGAACAGGTCAAGGGCTGAACCGCCGCACTGTCCGCGTTGGGCACCGTGAGGGTTCGTGGCGCAGTTGGCTCCGTTACCACCAGCGTTGTCTCGAAGGCATCAGGAGTAGCCCCCTCGAACACCAAAGGGGACCCGCCAGAAAGTACTTTTGTGCTCAGATTCAGAACTGCTGCGATCGAGAGCGTAGGAGCGACGCCAGACCCGCTGGAGGTAATCTCGTTTGCCGTGCCCTGGACATTGACCTCGGAATCCCGCGTAATTGTAGCCGGCACATCCGCATCGACGATAACGGCCCAGGCCGGAAGGGCGCTGACTGCGCCGGTTCCGGTTTGAGTGAGGAACTGTTTAGTTGTCGTTGTGTTGCCGGTAACTTGCGCCCATGCCGGCGTAGCGTTTGCTGCAACGATGCCGCCCAGAACCGGGCTGGAAGCAAGCGAATCCGAATGGGTGGCAGACAGGAAATTATGCGCGCCCACTCCGCCACCGGGGCCGACCAGATTCCACGCTCCCGCTTGACAATCATACAAATTTCCGTTGGCATTGTTGACCGCCAGCATGATCGGAGCGCAAGAACCTGCCGGCACGCCGGCGAAACGAAGAATCACGGTGTTGCCGGCCTGAGCCAGCAAGGACGTGGTCAGACACACAAATAACAAGATCAGCCGCATCATCGTGTTATAAAGAGGACATTCACCGTTTCGGCGTTAGTGTCGCAAGCCAAGTAGATGTGGTCTAGCCGGATGAGGTTCACGTCCATCGAATAAATCGGCCAGACCTGCGTGGCGTAGATCAGCGCGCCGTAGTTGGTTGTACTCAAGTCAGGATTGCCGATGTAGAAACGAGCGCCGCCAGCATCGGGGTTGGCTTGGATAGCGACGAACTGAGCGCGTGGGGGGTTGCCCATAATCGGACGACGGGCTGCGGGGACGTCACTAAGTAGTTGCGACAACTGATAAGGCGTATTAGCCGTAGTCAGGGTAAGCGTGCCTGCCCAGGGAGTGTTCGAGACGGGCATCAGGGCCTTCTCCACAACTTGCTGGTTGCCGTCCAGCTTCGGTCAGCGCAAACCTTGATCCACTGCCACAGGCTGTAGCAGAATAGTTCCCACAAATGATCCTCCATCCAGACAAATCGCCTCTGAAGATCATTGTGTTGCTCGCGCTGGATCTCAATGATCCGTACCTGCGTTCGATCAATCTCCTGAAGGAGTGTCGCATTGAGAGCAGCCATCGCGGCGACCAGCGCCGTTTGATCGTTCGCTTCTTGCTCTTGCAACCCCCGCAGGATCAGTAGGACTTCGACCTGGTTCCCCTGCGTGTGCGCACGAAGCTCGTCCTTGGCCGACTCCAGGGCTTCAGCGGCGCGATACTGATTGGCTATCAACTTCTCCAACCGATCGTCAATGACTGGCCCGACAAAGCGGGTGATCTGCGGTGTAGGCACGCCCCAAGTAGACATCGGCGATAGCTCCTTACGGCGTGATCGCCAAAAGGTGAATCTTCTGGGTATCGGTGCCTAAGAAGTAGAACTCGTCAAGGTTCGTGATCCCGTGCGGGAAGGGACCGATACGCTTTGCGTTGTTCGGGCCGGCGGTGACGATAGCGCCGTAGTCAGTAGCAGAAACGCCGGAGCCGCCGATTTTGACATCGGCGTTGCCTGTCTCGCTCTCGACCATCAAGAATGAAATAGGCGTGTGTGCGGTAATGGCACGGGTCGCTGTCGCCCCGAGAGTAACGGTAATTGCGCGAAGCGCCATATATTACTCCTATCTAGCTCTCTTTCATCACCATTCTGGGCATCTCCTGCCCGCTGGCTTTGCGCCCCGCCGGATTGACCTGCATCCCGATGCCGAGCGATTGAGCGGCCTGTAAGCGCTCAGTGATGCTGTTGGCCCCTGACGGGGGATTGCCTACATTGGGGATGCCTAAGACCTCAAGAAGCGTCCAGGGGTCCACCAGACCAGCCCGCGCCAACTGCAGATACAACAACTTCCGTTCGATTTCGCTGGCCGACAGCAGCGATCCCGGAGCGATATGGAATGTGAACTGGCGCAGAAACTCTTGCGCCCGGTCGAAGCGAGGCATCGGCCCTCGGGCCAGCGCCTCGGCGGTCGCTACCCCGCGATTGTCAAAGTCAGAAGCGTGGACATAGTCTGGAATCAAGCTGCCCGGATCGAAGTCGAAGTCCTCCGGCGTAACGCCATCTTCCCCTAGAAGGTGCAGCCGGATCGGCAGCGTGTCGAATTGGGCGAAGTTATAGGCCAACATCATCGCAAACTCGCGGACGAAGGACTCCATCATCCGGCTCCACAGGCGGATTTTGGGCGTCATGGCCTCTACCAGCCGCTCAATGGTGTCACCGGAGGGGAGTTGGTTGAGCCGCGAGAGGTGCCCGAGATCCCGAACGCCGCTCAGGGTGTCCATTTCGTTGATGAGGAACTGGATTGTCTTCTCGATCGTCGGGTCGAGCGGCGGTTCGAGCGCCAAGACCACGCCTTTTCCGGCGGTAGGATTGTGGCGGATGCGCAGACCGGCCCGGCGGGTGTCGATCGAGTTCAACTCCGACTTGCTGATCGAGTTCTTGTCGGCGATCAGGCCAGGACGCGCTACTCTCTCGTTATGGTCATCGACCACCCTCAGCAGGCTGTTGAGAGATTTCTGAAGCGGTAACAGGTCCCACAAGGGCGCTTTGCCGAGCCATGACCACGGCCAGGGGTTCAAGGTGAACTTAGGCAGCGGGATCAAGCCGTGCCAATACCTGTTCGGACCATCATGCAAGATGACCGTGTTGGTGGCAGTGATGCAGCGCCCACGCGGATAGAGCGGCTCATCCGGCTGGACGATGTAGGACCAGTTCGTCAGCGGGCGGCCAGCCTGATCGAATTCGCCCATCTGCACGGGGTAGCTGTTCTCATTACGGGAATCGTCCCGGAGATAGACCGTGTAATGATCGGCGGTGGGGATGCGAGGGATTTCCCGCGCTGCCTTGCCTCGGATGCGGTCCCAGAATGGGGAAACAGCCTCATAAATTTGGGCGGCGCGGGATTGAGCATCCTGCCGGGAGGAAGTCGAGCCGTCACGGTCAGGATGAATCTGGGAGGCGAACTGAGGCCACCGACGGCGCAGCGAGTTGACTGTCCGCTCCTCGCGGATGACGGCTCCGAAAGCGTCCTGCAACGTCAGGTTCGAGGAGGGCCGAATGGGGAGAACATCCCGAGGGTCCAAGGCGCGAACATCGGTGTCGCCTATCTCGGGGTTCCAGAACACATGCGGAAATCCGGTGCCCGCTACTAACCAATACTTGACAACCTCCAGCAAGCGCAAGTCGATCTGGCGCTGAAGGTACCAGTGGGTTGCGCGCTTGCCGAAGATTTCAGATTGCTTCTCGTAGCGCTTGTTCTGGGTACGGTATTCCCAGAAAGGCTTGATGTCGGTCAGATAGGCAGCGAGGTCGTCGGCGACCTTGGCGTAATGGTTGGCCGAGGTAGTCGAGAGGTTTCCGGGGCGGATGTCTTCGCGGGTCTGGCCGACAGCCTCGATGGACTTGGCGATCAGGTTGTAGCCGGGCTGAGCTTTGACGAAGGATTCCCCCTCCTGAATAGCTTCCCGTATCCATCCGTGGACTTGGCTGTCACGGTCGGAGGTTGGAATCTGGTCAGCCAAGGTTAGCCTTCCTCAAGGAAGCTGCGTCCGCTGCCTTGATCGAACCAAGCAGCCTCGTTTTGGACGTTATGATCGCGCTCAAAACGCTCGACGGAATGAAGGGTGGGCAGATCATGGCGGACGAAACCTTGACGGGCATAACGCTCGGGCATCCGGCGGTCGTTGCGGTCAGGGTAGCGGACTTCGCCGGTTTTGGGGTGCATCCAAACAACAGCTCGCTCCGATGGATGGATAGCAGGAACATGCCGATACCCGTAGGGGCGGATTGGCAGCGAGGTAATCGAGACTTCATCGTCGTGGACGATATGCCCATCGGCGATTTGCAGGTGGCGAACAGCCTGGGCGACCGCCAGTTCGCCATGCTGAGAACAGTCTCCCTCAATCGCTAGACCACAGGAGCAGCAGGCAAGGAAGGGCATGGCTCTACAGGTACTGATCCAGTAGTGCGATCATACGTTGACGACCCTGTTCAATCAGTTGCAAACGGTATTTTTTCTTGAACATTCCCTCTTCATCTTCAAGTGTCCAACCACCGATATAGAACTCATCCCCTGGCCGATACGGACCCTCTCCAGTTCCAGGCGTATTGACGTAGAAACACCGTCCGACTCTGCCATTCGGTAATCGTTCCAATGCGGTCCATTGTCCACAAATGTGGCGAGAAGTTGATGCGCCTTTCCATCCTGTCCAACTAACCGGCATCCCCCTATAGACGAACACTGGCTCAGGCCAGTCGCACAATAAATCCTGCGGAATACAATCTGAACCCCATAGATCTACGATAGAGGCTAGATTTGCTGTCGCCAGTGCTGGCAACATCACAACAAGTGTTCTCCGCTTCATGGCCTTATCCTCCGAGATAGCCCTGCAACGCCCGCGTGACGATTTCCTCGATGGCGTCCTCCAACGGCTTGCGCCCGGCGGCGTACTTAATCTTCTGAAGCAAGTCGGGCTTGATGTGGACAGGCTTACCGTCGAGCTTGATGGTGTTAGCGCGGCGCAGAAACTCAACTACGTGACCGCCGCTAGGGAAGTTGCGGCCAAGCAGCTTCTCAAGCTCCCGGCGTCGTTCATCGTTGAAATAGAGCGATCGGCCATCGTCATGGGACCAGCAGGAACGCAGGCGGGCGACGATGGCGGCTTCAGTGGTCAGCCCGAGAGCGCGAGCCTGAGACTGATAGACCCGGTAGGTCTCCTCGGGAAGTTCGATCGACAGGACGATGGTGCGGGCGGGGGCGGACTGCACAGGGGCGGCTGCCATACGGGAGATACAATACAGCAAGCCGGGGCGAGAGGCAAGATGGAGGTTAGCCCTCCGTCAGTTCCGAAAACCGCTCCTCCCACTCATCCCACATTTTAGCGGCTGAGATGTCGCTGGCCTGCCACGAGGGCACCTTCTCGCCCGCAAGGACCGGCTCCCGCTCGGTCTCTACTTCCATCGTCCAGTGGTGGCCAGCCCATAGGGTCAATAGGAGCGCCCGCAGGCGGTCATCGTGGGCGCCGTAGGCGGCCTTGGCCGACATCTTCACGGGATCCATCTCGGCGCTGCGCATCTCCTCAATCAGCCACGGGCTGTTGATCGTAACGCGGTCACGATGTATGAACTTGGCCCCGCGTACCCATAGGTGAGTGACCGACTTGGCGGTAGCGGTCCAGCCCAAAGCTCCAGTACGGCTCGGATGTGGGACCAAGGCATCGAGATAGGTCCAGACATATTGGTTGGTGTAGCCGAGCGTAATCATCTTACGCAGAGTCTGGAGACCAGGGCCGGGATAGACTTCGATGATCGAAAGGCACTGACCATCCTCGTTGGAGCCGCCGTAGAGACGCCCGAGGGCGTTGGCGACGATCCCGAGGTCCTCCGGGTCGATTGGGGCCGCATACTCGGCAACCTGCACGTCTGGTTCAGGCTCCTGGCCGATTCGCAGGACAGTGATCGCCCCGTTGTCAACGGTAATGTCATCCCGAGTGCGCAGCATACGGTCCCAATTGGGGATGCCCATGGTCGGGTCGATGCCCATAACGTAGGAGGCGCGTGGGCGCGGAGGTTCCCAGAGCCAGATAATGCCGCGAGGGTCGCGGTCGATTTCCCCAGCGTCGAGCGGAGAGAGAGTCTGAGTGGTTCCGATCGTATAGGAGGTGGGTGTAGGCATCATTTCCAAACAGTAGTTACGTAAGCTCCTGTTGGAGTATGATATTCTGTACCTTCCAGAACTACCCATTGCAGATTTGTTCCCGGACAGTTGGGTGAGAGTTCCGCATGGCTAACCATCAAGCAGCGTATCAGATCATCCGTCAACGCTCCATCTATTGCAGTACTACCCTCCTGTTTGCAATCCAGGCAACGCCACTTCTGTTTATCCAATTTAGTAACCCTCCCTTTTAGGAGTCACGTCGCTGTATCATCGGCGGGACTATCTTCCCGCCTTTCACCATCACGAGCCAAACGGTGACGATGTTTCAGCTTCTCAGCATCCAAGTGGGCTGCAAGTTCATTGGCTGCCTCAGTGAAACGGTTGCCTGCGGAGGCGGAGATTGACACATTGGACCTGTCTGGACTATCAACATCATATTTTGGCTCAGACTTGAGAAAAGCCTCTCCCGTCTCTTCCAACATTTGATATGGTCCTTTTATCATGATGCTCTCCGTATCAATTCATAGGGTACGCCCGCGCGCGCTCTCAAGTCCAGCCGCTCCATCAACTCGGCATCGAAGGCAGCCTGGCCGGAGTGCTGAAAACTTTCCTCGGGAGTGGCGCAATAATTCGTAAGGAAGATATTCAGCGTAGATGAACTTGGCCCCACGTGCCCATCGCCGTCGCCCTGCGCTGCTCTTCGAGTCGTCTCCCACCAATACATTTGCTCTGGTGAAGGACTGTAGCGATAACCAACCAGCCTTGGGCTGGTATCCTCAATCTTGCGAGCAGCCAGTACGGTAGTTTCGAAGGGTCGCCAGTCAACAGGCGGATTGCGTCGATAGCGCTTCGGCTCAATATACCAGGGGGTGAAGCTATAGATCCAATCGACGCGGCGGCCTGCTCGGACAGCTTCACTAAAACTATGCCACCAGTTGCCTCGACCGTTTGCGGCGCTTTCCAAAAAAGCGAGGGTGTCGATCGACCGGGGCAAGGTCGGGAAGAAATCGTTCTCGATTGTCAGCGGATATTCCCAGGAGGCACATTCGGTAAGATGACCAGTCGGAAAGTTGCTTCCCTGCCCGATGCCAGTATGTTGAAGACCCTGCTGGTAAAGAATATGCGAATTGAGCCGATCAAAATGAAGATGTTGAGACTTCACATCAAAACCGATAGAAGGATGAAGAAACCAAGGAAGGTTGTCGAGAATTAACTTGTCGCGCCGGTAGAGTTCAAGGATCTTACCCTCACTGACGGAGGCGGCAAGCGAACGGGTATTCTTGTGAAACAGGACGCGGTGAAGCATTAGGGCGCGGGCCAACATCGTAGCTCCCAATTGGCGAGCTTTGTGACAGACGATCCGAATACCGTCGGCTATTTTGGCACGGTCGAAGGAGTCCCACTGGGATTCTTCCGCCTGGCCGATGAGCTTGAGCATGATTTCCTGGGAAGCCCAGAAGGTCATCGGGCCGACGCCGCCTCCCATCTCGGGGTCAATGTCGATGGTGGCGTAGCGTTCGGCGAAGTAGCGGAAGTCGCACATCGACAACAGCACTTCGTTGATGCAGAACAGGCTCTCCTCGCGGGTCAGCGGACGCTTCAATCCCTTGTCAGTCACCAGCGAGTGAATCTCAAGAGCGCGGCCCTGCGACTCAGACGGGGCGTGTCGCTTGAGGCGGACTTTCGTTGCGCTCTCGACCTGCTCAGTGCGGCGAAGGATGATCTTGTCGGAG